CAGCTGCAAACATGGTTGTTGAAGCAGCAACAGTTGCAAACAACACACCACATTTGGATGTAAATGCACATTTTTATGGTGATATGCCAGTTCCATCTGACAGTGATATTGGCGCAATGTCAACACCTTCGCAACGGGATATTTTGGTGAAAAAAGGAAGTTCAACAGTTGATTTTGTTTCTGGAAAATATCAGATTCAAGATTTAGTGACAACATATCATCCAGATGGAGAAACACCGCCTGCATACAGATATGTTAGAAATTTGAATAATATTGATTACAACATCAGATATTCATATTTTTTACTTGAACAAATACACGTTGTTGATCATGCAATTGCAAATGATGATGATGTTGTGAGTGCTTCAAATGTTATTAAGCCAAAGCAATGGAAAGCAATTGTTGATGATTTAGCAACTCGGCTTGGTAAACGTGTGTTGATTGCAGATGTGCCGTTCATGCAAGCATCAATTCAAACACAATTGAATGGAACAAATCCGGATAGACTTGACACGGTATTTTCATACAAAAGGTCGGGGAATGTTAGAATTGCAAGTACAACCGTGACTGCAGGATTCAATTTTGGTGAAGCATAAAAAAATAATAATCTTTAAAATTTAAAAAATATGGCTACAGGTGGCGACATGGTTGAAGTGACATTCAACCATCCAACAAAAGGAACTGGTGTGTTTTTCGTAAAATCTGCAGAAGATCATGAAAGTGATCTTGGTGGATACCGTTCAGAAGATGATGACAATTTGGTTGATGGTGGTGGTGAAATGATTGACATCATGAAGCGTGTAAGGTGGAAACAATCATTTGTTGCATCATGGGACGCAAACAGTCGTGAAGATCTTGAACTGGCTGTTTCATTGGCAGGTGATGCAGCATTGTCTGACTGGACATTTTCATTCATTAATGGAACAGTTTACAAAGGAAAGGGAAAACCAGTTGGTGATCTCAAAGGTGCTGGAAGTTCAGCAACTTTTCCATTGATGATTGCAGGCGGTGGTGAACTGAAAAAAATCAGTGGTTAATTAGTTAGTTAATAAAAAGGGGAAAAATTGGTATAATGGGAAAAGTAACACATGAAGTTGCAGAAAAAGAAGTTTTAAAATGGTTGGATTTTAAAAAAGTTGATGATGAAAAGAGAAATGAACAGGAATCATCAATTAAAACAATTCAAAATGCTATTGTTGCAGGAATTCTGATCTTGGATGAAAAATTAAATTTTGTTTACACACTGAAATGGCCTTTGGAAGATTCTGAAGGAAATGAAGTGTTGAACAAATTGACATTTAAACCAAGGATGAAAACATCTGAAGCTGATTCAAGATTGAAGAATTTAAAAGATCCATCAAATTTTGAAATGATCCGTTGTTTTACGGCTGCATTGACTTCTGAAAGCATGGGTTTATTGAAAGATTTGGATTCTGAAGATACCAGAGTTGCACACGCAATTTCTGCATTTTTCCTGTAGATAGGCGTTCTTTGTACAACATGATAAAAACTGTTGTCAGAGAACACCATTGGACACCAGACCGTGTTGATCAGCTTTATGTTGATGAAGTTGATCACCATGGAATTGAATTCTGGTACAATGATATAAAAGAAGTACACAATAAATTGAAGGATAAATGAGTGCTTTAACAATTCCAAGTGTATTCACAGCGGTTGACAAACTGACTGGTCCGTTGAAAAACATGACCAGATCCATGAAAGGGTTTACAGATACATCTGAAGCAGGTGCAGCCAGACTGAACAGGCAATTCAGAAAAATCAGTAATGGTGCAAAAAAAACAGCACAAGTTTCTGGTGGAATTGGATTGGCAATTGCTGCACCTTTGGCATTAGCAACAAAATCAGCAATTGATTTTGAAAAGTCAATGTCAAACGTTGCAACACTGGTTGACACCAACAAGGAAAGCATGTCTGACATGGGTTCTGAAGTGCTTAATTTGTCAACCAAACTTCCTGTTGCATTGGGTGATCTGACTGAATCTTTGTATGACATTCGTTCGGCTGGCATTCCTGCCAATGCAGCCATGGCAGCATTGGAAGCATCTGCAAAATTGGGTGTTGCTGGTCTTGGAACAACTTCAGAGGCCACAAACATCATGACTTCGGCCATGAATGCATTTGCATCTGAAGGAATGAAGGCTTCAGATATTCAAGATATTTTATTCAAAACTGTAAAGGCTGGGAAAACAAATATTGCTGCATTAGCACAGGCATTTGGATCCACAGCACCAATCATTCAATCTGCAGGTGTTAAATTGGCAGATTTCCAAGCTGCAACAGCTGCACTGACAACTGTTGGAACACCTGCAGCACAATCACAAACACAATTGCGTGCAGCGGTGGTTGCATTGAAAAAACCAACTGCAGAAATGACAAAGGTGTTCAAGCAGTTAGGCGTGACATCTGAAAAGGAATTGATTCAAAAATTTGGTGGATTGGGTGGTGCATTCAAAGCAGTTAATGCTGAAGGAACTAAACTTGGTTTGAATCTTGGAAAAGTTTGGTCATCTACTGAAGCAGGTGCAGCTGTTACATCATTAACAGGTGCCACACAAAAAGCATATGTTTCAACCTTGGAAGATATGACAAAGGGTGCGCGTGCTGTTGATGAAGCGTTTGCAAAACAAAATGCAACTGGTGCTTCATCAGCACAATTGGCAGAAAATAACATGAAGGCGTTAAGCATTACAATTGGCACAACGTTGATCCCTGTTTTCAATGAATTGATTAAAAAAGTAATGCCTGTTTTTGAATCTTTTAGGGCATGGACAAAAGAGAATCCAAAAACTTTGTCAACGATTGTCAAAGTTGCTGCAGGGTTGGCTGTATTGGCATTTGCAATTTCAGCTGTTTCAACAGTTGTTTCTGTTGTCACGGGTGCAATGGCTGCATATAGTCTTGCAACAAAAGGTGTTTTATTTGTCACAAAAGCATGGAGTGCTGCACAAGTAGCATTGAATGTGATTATGTCAACGAATCCTATTGGATTAATCATTGCAGGTGTTGCTGCATTGATTGCATTGGTGGCTGTAATTATTACAAAATATGATGAATGGGGTGCAGCACTTTCTTTCATCCTTGGCCCATTAGGGTTGATAATTAATGTAATTCAATCATTTAGACGAAATTGGGAAATGATCACTGATGCATTTAAAAATGGAAGCATTTTGGATGGCATCAAGGCAATTGGAATTGTTTTGTTGGATTCTTTACTGATGCCAGTGCAACAGCTATTGGAATTACTTGGACAGATACCGGGAATGGATATTGCAAACAAAGGTGCAGAATCAATTCAAAGGCTACGTGAAAACCTTGGTGTTGATGTAAATGCCACCACAAGTGCAGCACCCAAAGAGGCATTGAGCACAAGACAAGCAGAACAAGATGGTTTGACAAGCAGGTTGGAGAAAATAACACAGACAAACGTGGGAATAACAGTGAAGGATCAAAACAACAGAACAGATGTTGATGTTAGTGGTGCACCTATTCCAGTAATGACAACATCAACAATGGGAATTGCACAATGACAGATTTGATGGTTTTTGAAAGTGGTGTTGGTGGTGATGTTCGCCTTCTTGGAAATGATATTGAAATGACTGATTCCGTTTTTAACATGGTTTATTTGGCTTTGTTTGGTGGCAATCCTGAAGCAATCACAACAGGTTCAGAAATAGAGAGTGAACAAAGATCTGATTTTTGGGGAAACGGTTTGTTGCTGTCAAATGACATTGAATTTCAATTCAACTCCACTACTGAGAAAACATTGGACATCACTGCACTTGATAGTGGAGGCAGAATTGAAATTGAAGAAGCAGTGAAAAAGGATCTGGAATTTATGTCATCACTTGCAAAGGTTGGTGTTGATGTTTCTATTATTTCAGACAACAGGGTTCAAATTGATGTAATATTGACAGAGCCAGATAACTTGACAGAAAAGAATTTTCAATTCATTTGGGATGCAACAAAAAGTGAATTAATTGAAGAAATAATTTTAAAATAATGGCCGTATCTATACCAACAATAAATGATCTTTATACATCAATTCTTTCAGATTTAAAGTCTGAAATAGGAATCACCAATGACTTCTTTGGCAAAGTGTTTTTGATTCCACTTGCAATGGTGCAGGCTGCAAAATTGAAACTTTATTATTTGGCCATTGCTAACATCCAAAGAAACATTTTCGTGGATCTAGCAGAACCAATTTCAATTGGTGGTACACTTGAACGTTTTGGGTTGGTTAAATTAGGCCGTTTGCCTTTTACAGCAAAGTCAGGAAGTTATGCCGTGACCG